TCATTGTTACTCCTTAGTTACTGTTATTATAACATCATACTGTGTGATGTCAATCACGTGCTAACCATATGCCCGTTGCGATTATTATCAGCCAACCCAGCGATAGTATGCCCCAATCTGCTAATCCCAATTCCATATTTGCTCCTTTGTTACTATCATTATAGCATCATACTGTGTGATGTCAACCGTGATTTGTAGTAAAAATGGTTGGGGGCCATTGACACTATGGTTATTTTGGTGCCCAAAAAAAACGTGGTTGATTGATATGTGTTGTAAGCACGATTTTTCACGGCCACCATTTTAAGCCCATGGTCTCCCCAATCCTATAAATATTGATATGACAACCATAACCAGAGCCTTCACCACTGCATGGTCAGGGCCCAAACCAAGGAGAACCACAATGCCAAAACATTCGATGCGAAAAGGATCACGTAAAACACCCCGAGGCTATCACAGAATGCCTGGAGGCCGATTGATGAAGGGATCCTCTCACAGTGCCGGATCCAAAAAACGATCTAGGAAGAGCTACTGATGCCCATCCGCAAAGTACGGGGGGGCTACCGCTGGGGCTCACGGGGCAAAGTCTACCGTTCCAAGCGTGGAGCACTCAGACAAGCCAGGGCCGCATATGCCTCAGGATACAAAAAAAAATCTTAACGCACCAGCCCCAAGGGCTGATGATGACAGGGTGTCAGTGGACTCTAACCGCACACTCTGTCCATCCTGCTGTCGCATCAACACCGTGATGATGTGGTGGCATGATGAGTCTCGCAATCGTTGGATATGCTACCCCTGTGGTATGGGTCGCAGGGAGGAACAGGACCGCATAGAACGGAAATGGAAGAGAGACAATCCCAGATAATACCCATACATTCACGCAACGGCAAAACCTATTGGGTTGAATCCGTAAATCGTATGATGGGCACAAGACTAAAAAAAGGTCAGTATCAAAGCACCAATTGGGACTTTGCCCAAACTGTGTTGCGGCAGTATCGAGTATGTCTAGATGTGGGCTCCAACAATGCCTGCAATGCTGTGCATTATGCGGAACGATTTGATAGAGTAGAATGCTGGGAACCCACTCCCTTAGCACAACAGTTATGGCACTGCACGGTGAGAGATTGCGGTGTTACCAATGCTGTGTTACACACAGAAGCACTGGCAGAAACATCAGGCACCACAAAAATCATACTGCACAAACACAACAGCGGACACAATCATCTTGCCCACTATGACAAAAACCCTCGTGCTAAACCAGAGCGACTGGGTAGGAACACACACCCAATCACACAGCGAACACTGGATTCATATCATTTTGAACAAGTGGACTTTATCAAAATAGATACAGAAGGCTATGAATTGTTTGTGATACAAGGTGCAATTCGTACCATAAAAAAATGCAGACCTCTCATACAAATGGAAATTCTAGCTGATCAATGTCGTAAGTTTAATTACAGAGCAGAAAATTTAATTGAGTATATGCGTGGTTTAAACTATCGAGTATGCTCTAAAAAGACTGGTTGGCTGGATGGTGTGTTTACTACTAATCACGTGATTAAATCTCCCAGGGGTCTATGGCACAATGGTGTAAAACGTAAACGTGATATGGATTTATTTTTTATACCTCAAGAATGGAATCACAAAATACATTCAGACAAAATTAATCCACAATTTAACTATTTGTTTGAAAAAAATGTAAATAAATGATGAGAAGAATGCAACCCCTATTAGCACACAAACATTTATTGGTGAGAGCGGAAGTGAATGCACCTCCCATGGAGGGTTATGATCTCACACTGGAATTAGCCAGCCTAGTGCATCATATCGATATGAAGATACTGTCAGGACCGCACACTGCGTGGTGTCCTGTGGAAGGCAACAAAGGTTGGAGTGGCACAGTGATCATTGAAACATCTTCTATCACATTTCACTCTTGGATTGAAGCACACTATCCTGTAATACAGTTGGATGTATACAGTTGCAAGGATTTTGATGTGAAAACCATCCTATTATGGCTACGACAGTTTGAGCCAGAGCGAGTGGACTACAAATTTTTAGACAGAGAGCACTGTTTTACAGAGATATCCAGCGGATCTCACAACATATTGGAAGAGGGAGAAGACATACTCGTTTGTCATCCAATTCATGATTTGGATCCCAAGGAGTGGCTATGAGCAACGGCAGTATCGAACACACCAATCTAGAAGCACACGTGGAGTTATGCACACAGCGTTTCAAACGCATCAATGAGCGATTGGATAACATAGAGCGCAAATTGGATGAGATCACACAGTGTATGCAAAAAAATGGATCAGGCACTATACGCACTGTGATCTATTCTGCGGGCACAGTGATTGCTGGATTGCTATCTACCATTGTGGTAATTCTAATGAAAACCTAGATAATGAAACAGTGTTTTATTATTGGCAATGGTCTTAGCCGCAATCAATATGATTTAAATTCTATTCCAGTGACCACATTTGGCAGTAACACCATATATCGCACATACCTACCCACATTTTTAGTAGCACAGGATCCAGAAATATTAATGGGTATGTCTAGAGATGGCATCCACACAGTGTTTGTGCCTAGAGTGCGTAGAAGACCTGTGTCTCAACGATTGAACATTCCCAACATACAATTAATAGAACCCCTGCCTGGGCAACATTTTGAATTTTTATTATCTGGAGAATGGTGTATAATATTAGCCGCTCGTTTGGGTTACACACATCTACATCTCATAGGATTTGATGGTGGTCCTCTCCATGCTGACAGAGGCAAAACTGCCAGCAATCAAACATTGGATTGGTGCGAAAGTAATCTTTCACGCTACGAAACATTTGAAAAAGATCTAATACAACACTTCCCGTGGCTGACTATAACTCACGATGATTATTTTATGCAGGATTATAAATAACAGTGCGGACAATTCGCAAGAACCCGCTGATGTCTAATAATTTAGGACAGTTGGTAGTGCTGTAAACTACAAGCAAAGAACGTTCATTGCTAGTAGGGACAATCCGCAAGGACCCTGAAAACAAAAACACAATTCCCAGCGTTTTATTATAACAAACAAACAACAACAAGGAGAAAAGCAATGGCTTTATCTAATGCAGGAGGAACAGTTAGTAATAGTTTTATTACTATGTGGTCCGATGATGTCAAACAAGCGTATCAGCAACAGACATCAAAACTTGTTGATTCAGTAAGAGTTGTAAGAAACGTTACTGGTTCAACATACAAATTCCACAAAATTGGTAAAGGTGGATATTTAAAAAACAAAGACAGATTTGCGGATATTATCGCAATGTCTGATTCAAGCAAATCTCTAGGTGGAGCAACTTATTCAGGTGGTGAAGCGGCACAATCAGTTGTGACTGCTACACTTAATAATTTCCATTCTGGAGAATACATCGAAGATATGGATCAGTTCAAAACTAACATCGATCTAAGAAGCACTTTTGCACAATCAATTGGTGCGGCTTTAGCAAGAGGTGTTGATAATGAAATCATCGGTGCATTAAACACAAACGCAGATACTGATCAAACACCGTTTAACTTTTCTGGGTTAACAAAAGCTAATCTATTAAAAGTACACGAAAGATTAAACTCTTTAGATGTACCAAATATGGATAGATGCTTGATTATATCACCAGCCGTGTTAACTGATCTATTAACTGACACTACGTTAGTATCATCAGACAATGGTGTTATCACAAACACAGCACTAGCAACTGGATACATTCCATCAGTGTTTGGTTTCAGAGTAATAGTTTCTAATTTATTAGATGGCACTGGAACTACAGCGGGTGTAAGAACTTGCTTCGCAATTCAAAAAGAAGCAGTGGGTCTTGCTCTTGCACAAGACATTCAGGCTAGAATCGATTACGTTCCTCACAAAGCATCGCACCTAGTATTAGGTACAATGTCAGGTGGATCAACTGTAATTGATTCAGAAGGTGTTGTGACTATTAACGTTGCTGAATAATTTCAATTATCGGTAATAGTTTTGCAATAAACATTAAGGCAGGCCCGTTAAGGGCCTGTCTTCTTTTATACTGTATAAATAATCACAAAGGATCCCGTAATGACTGAAACAAATATTTCCATATCAAACAAAGCGTTATTAAAATGCGGTGCCGCAACAATAGCATCCATGACAGAAGGCACACACGAAGCGAATGTGTGTTCTACGATGTATGAAACTACCAAACAAGGTTTGTTGTATTATACGTTTTGGAATTTTGCTGTAGCAAAACAAGAATTAAATCTATTGGCAGAAACACCTACAGATAAAAAATATACCAAGGCACATTCACTGCCGGGAGACATAATTCGTATCAAGAGCGTGTTTGATCAAAATGGTAGTCTCATTCGAGATTACAGCGTAGAAGGACAAAAAATTTATTCTAATAATACCACAGTGTTTTTAGAATACATCCAAGACATGGATGAACAATATTTTCCTGTATTTTTTATTGAAGCATTGGTATCAAAAATGGCCTATGAAATCAATGAAGCAATCACAGGAATTGGCACATTGAGCGACAGATTGCTCAATGATTTTAACATCAAAATAAGAGCGGCAAGGATCGCTGATGGACAAGAAGAACCACCAAGAAATGTTATGCCCGCAGGTAGATTAATTGAAGCACATTTCGGTGCAGTTGGTCAAATCAGCGAGTAATATGAATGGCAACACGAAAATTTACTCAAAACAACTTTACACAAGGACAGGTAGGACCTTACATCCAAGGTAGAGGAGACACTCCCATATACAAAGCAGGACTAGAAACCTGTGAAAATTTTCTTTGTTTACCACAAGGAGGTATTACCAAAAGAAAAGGTTTTCAATTCATATCAGCGGATCCAGATAATTCTACCACACCAGATGGTGTAACACCATTAAGCACAAACGGATTTTCTATCAACAGTAGAATGTTTTCATTTAAATTTTCAGATGAACAAGAATATGTGATAGTGATGGAGCCTAGCGGAGATTCCGTTGCGGCCGCTAAAATGCACATCTTCTACAATGATGTTAGAATAAAAGTTTTGACAGATGGTGTTGCCGGTAATACATTTCCCATAGCTGATGATCAAGTCGATGATGTGCGTTATGCACAATCATTTGATTACATGATTCTAGTACATCCAGACATAAGACCTATGGAATTGGTGCGAGGAGCAACTAACACAGATTGGACTTGCACATACATAGATTTTGACCACGTGCCTCAAGCAAATTTTAATTTTAATTCTACTCTTACACCAGCATCCACTTCAGGAGCCAACGTAAACTTCACACTGGCAGGAGGCACATATGCTTGGGTTGATGCCGCTTATCCCAATGGACACGTGGGTATGCATATTGATATCAATGGTGGTATGGCAAGAATTAAATCTATTTCATCCAGCACAGTGGCAGTATGTGAGATAGAATACGAATTAGTAGACAACGAAACAGCACAAGGACACGAATGGAAGATTGATGCTTTTTCAAACCTATCAGCATCGTTGGGTGGTGGGTGGCCTAGATCAGTTTCATTCCATCAAAACAGATTGATATTTGGAGGTAGCAGAGATAAACCTCAAACCATATTTGGATCTCAATCAGGAGACTTTTTTAACTTTGACAACTATTCTCGAGTGGTATCCAGCACAGGTACTGTTACAGGAGAAATCGTAGACAGTTCTGGAATACAATTTACCATTGCTTCAGATCAATTAAACATCATTAGACACATTGTGTCACAGCAATCATTATTCATATTCACATCAGATGGTGAGTTTGACATGGCTGGTGAGCCCGTGACTCCTAGCAACGTATTAGTAAGACAACAAACACGTTATGGTTTAGATTTAGGTAAGACAGTGCCACAAGTGGTAGACAACGAAGTGTTATTCGTTCAACGGGGTGGTGCCGCAGTGAGAGCATTTGTTTATAACTTTAACACAGATGCTTATTCAGCAAAAAATTACAATCTAGTGCATCACGACATATTGTCAAATGCAACCAATCTTGCATACCTTAAAAATTATGACAATAGTAACAACAACTTTGTGTTTGCACTCAATGATGATGGTACTCTATCTGTATTAGGTGTTAACACAGAATACACAGTCGTGGGTTGGACTAAATGGACAACCAACGGAGCATTTAAAGATTTGATTGTGGTTGATGACAGCCTATACACACTGACACAGAGATACACAGCAGATGGTAGCACATTAGAACCGGGGGTGTTCCTAGAAAAACTCACAGAAGAAGCAGTGTATCTAGATTGTTTCCATTATTCAACAACAACATCACAAGCATTCCAAGGTGCACAAGGTTTAGAAAATCGCACAGTAGAAGCCATAGCGGATCAATTGGTGCATCCAGATGTGGCCATAGATGAATATGGTAACTTTACATTAACACGTGTCAGCAGTGATACCGCAGTGGGTTACAATTATATTGCAACAGCTAAAACATTGCCTGTACAAGTTGCTTCAGCAAATTTAACCACATTGGGTGAGCGAGTGAGAAAAGTGTCTTGTGAATTACAATTTTATCAAAGCAAATATTTAGAAATAGATGGTTTCAACATACCATTTAAAGAAGTGGGTGGTACTCTATTGAATGCTCCCGTAACTCCATTTACCGGTATGAAAAGAATGCGATTATCTGGATACGATAGATCACCTCAAGTAACTCTAATTAATGATGTGGGATTACCTATAACATTGTTATCTCTCACAACGGAGGTTAAATTTGGTCTCGGAAAATTATCTGAAGCAGGATAAACTCACAGCATATCCATTACGTTTTGATCATTATGAATATGTGATTGAACATATGCGACAATGGGATCATATGGAAGTGATGCTACAGGGTTATACCAAGAAGCAACTGCTAAAAATGTTTGACAACCTGCAAGGGGTCAGTGCAACACACGAAGATATCCCTGTGTTATGTGCAGGTTATCAAACATTTCCCAACGTGTACTGGTATTGGTTTATTGCTACACCGTTGGTGAGAGATTTTTTTAAAAATATAACACGTGAAGCCAAGAAAATGATAACAAAAAATCAAAAAACTAATCCTCAAGCCAGACACATAGTACAAGTTTGGAATAAACATCAGGACTCTGTAAAATGGCTAAATATTTTAAAATTTAAACCCTTTTCATCATTTTCCGTTGGGAATGAAGAGATTTTATTAATGGAGATGAATCGAACTTAATATGTGTGCACCAACCAAAGATTTAGCCAAATTAGCAGTAATAGCCGCGGCCGCATATGCAACCGGTGGAGCCAGCATAGGTGCAACCACAGCGGCAACCACAACCACAGCGGCAACTACAGCAGGAACAACAGCAATTAACTGGTCTGGAATGTTTTCAACTCTATCAAATGTTGTTAAAGTTGCGGCACCTTTAATGGGAGCGGCTGGGTCAATCTACAGCGGAGTAATACAAGCAAATATTTTAAAATCTAAAGCCAACTTTGTAGATTATTCTGTTACCATGGATATGGAAGCATCAGCATTAAGAAAGATTAAAAGAGAAAGACAAATGAGAACGGCATTAGCAAGTCAATATGCAAAATGGGGCACAACTGGTGTAACTGTTGAAGGAACACCTACAGATGTGTTAGGTGAAACATCAGCTAAATTTGCTGAAGATCAATTCATTGATGATTTTAATACATCACAAAAAATATACGGCAAACAAATTAGTGCAGAACAATTAAGAGTAGAAGCACAAGGTGCTATATTAGGTGGAGTAACCAAAGCAGTTACTACATTAGGTATGAGAGGTACAACACCAAAACCTAAAACAAATATCTTTACCGAAATACCCATGGGACAAGGAGAAACATTTTAATGGCTACAATACCTGAAACACCACCACTAGAACAAACATTACCGGGCTCAAGAGACAAAGCAAAACCAATTCCTACAGTAACTTCTGCGGGACCTGAAGCTCAATCTACATTTACTACACCATTTATTGCGGGAGAATCTGCGGCAAGGACAGTGAGCGGACTGACTGATACATTTAATAAAATAGCAGATGAAAATGCAATTCAAGAAGCAAAAATAGCAGGATATCAAGATCAACAAAAAAGAATTGAGCAAGGTGATCCTAACTATGTGGGCAGTGGGTCGGCATTTACATTATCAGGCAAAGCCTACGAAGCGGGTGCTACAGTTGCTATGGTTAATAAAAAAAGAGGTGAGATTGATGAGCAATTGGGAGCATTAGCATTAAAAAGAAGAAGAGATCCAAATGCATTCAATAAAGAAGCAGGAGAAATCAAAACAAGAATATTATCAAATTTACCAGGTAATGTACAACTTGCAGTTAGTGATGATTTTGAAAAAGCTAAAAACAATTTTAATTCACAAATTAATTTAAGAATATTACAAGATAATTTTGAAGAGAATCAACAACAAATTATTAATGGTATTGACAGAGATACTACAAAAGTTTTTAGTGCAATCAGAGATCATGGAATAAATGCTTCTGGTGCTATTACAGAAGGATTTACAAATATTACAAGCAATTTACAAACATTAAAAGATGTAATACAATTAAGTCCTAAAGAATTAAAAACAATCAGCGATAGTGCAAGACAACAAATATTTGCTCAATGGTTGCAACAAGAATTTAAAAATAATGCAAACAACCCAGAAGGATTAAAAAATTTAAAAGAACAATTAAGAAACGGCACATACACATTTGGACAATTGGGTGAAGAGTATGGAAACTACATACCGGGTGGTAAACAGATTACATTAGCAGAAGGCAAAAGTTATCTTTCTATTTTAGAAAAATATCAAACAGATTATGCTAAACTTGCGGCAGGAGAAAGATACACATTTAATCTTCAACACAAATCAGATTCAGATTCAATAGCAGATGGAACAAAAGGATTTAAAGTTACTTGGAACCCAGATGGTAGTCAAGTTATTGCTTATGACAGCACAGCATTAATTTATAACGAAGCACAATCAAGAGTGTTAGGCAATGATGAAAAAGTTGTTATGGAACACAAAATAGATTTAATGTCTTCAAAATTAGCAGGTGACATTGTTATAAGAGCAAAAACAGACAGCGAAGGCAGAATGACTGAAGCTTACACAAGAATAGCACAATTAGAAAACGAAGCCAATAATGCAAAAACAGCATATCAAAAAGCTGTATATACTCAAGCCGCAGAAAAAGCAAAAAAGAGAGTAGATGCTGTAATTAAAGCAAGAACAGCAGATAAAACCAACGGTGAAGGTATGACTTCATTTTGGGAAAATAGACAAGCATTTGGTTTGGACCCTAATATCAATTTAAGCACAAAAGAAGGGCTAGATGCTTTGAGTGCAAAATATGAAAGTTTTTCAAACAACCCAATCAGATATTCAGAATTGCCTACACAACAAGCCACAATTGAATTGGGCACAATTAAACAAGGTGCCGCTGTCAGCATTCAGCAAGGACTATCCAACATAGATCAATTGATTTCTAGACAGGGCAAGTATGCAGAGGGTTTGGTTACATCAGCATTAAGAGCATCATCAGACAACAATAAAAGCAATGATTATGCTTTGGTAGAAGTTATTCAATTGAGAAAAGCAGGCAAATTTGCAGAATCAGAACAATTGTTTGCGGCTTGGAAGAATGGACAAGATACAGAAAAAGCACTCAAAGCCACAATGCCCGCAACAGATTGGAACAATGAAAAATTAGATTTTCAAACAAAATTTATAAAGAAATTTGGCAAGGAGATCGATTTAAAAACCAGTTATGGCAAAAGTTTATTAGCAACCACATATCAATTGTATCTAAAAAATAGAGGTGCGGGTATAATGAATGCTTCAGAAAGTTTTGAAACCGCGGCTTCATTTGTTGGGCAACATCATATCAAAATGGAATTGTCAAACGGAAGACAAATTATGTTTCCTAAATCTTTTTTAAGAGATAGTGAAGGCAACAATATGACTGGTTACATACAGGATCAATTAAATGATACCATAAACAAACCATGGTTGTATAATATTGTTCCACCTAACGGACAAACATATGATCAAGTGATTAATAATAAAGATCAATTCATAATGGTGTTTGACAATGGTAGATTTGTTTATAGAAATTCAGCAGGTGACATTGTGGCACAGCCTTTACAAAAATATCCAAGTGATGGCAAAACATTATATTTGAGTGATGCCGTAATTACCACACACAAAGAACATAAACCTAAAACAGTGTTTGATGACACAGAAAACACTTGGGATATATTTCAAAATAAAAAAGTATTCAGTAAAAAATTACCTGGTACATTTAAAGAAGATATAAAAGTTGAATACGATGTATTCGATGAAACAGGGTTTGATTTCACTGATAAAATGGATAACAAATTATTATCATATGGTGATGCTTTACAAAAAACATTCAATAACAATTATATACAAAAAGACAATCAAGGCAGAACAGTTCAAGCATACAACGATTGGATCGTGCCTGGATTGGTTGGATTTAGTGAAAAAAATAGAAGCATAGCACAAGCAATCAGTTTGAAAGCAGTAGAAAATAATTTAACTGATAGAGATTTATTATGGGCATACCAAAATATACCTATGATGAGCAAATTACAATTAAATGATGCAAATAGAAGAGAATATATTTTAAACCGTTGGAAGAAAGATTTTAACGAAATAAGCAAATTAACTACACCAACAGATGGGGCAACAAGAATGAGTCCATGGCAAGTGATTATGAAATTAGCAGATGATTATGCACCACAAGTTGATGTAACCACATTAAACGAGGGTGCATAATGCCTATTGAGCAATTACCTGATTATATTAAGGTTGGAACACCCGAACAAGCCAAACCATTACCATATTCAAGAACAGAAGTTATTGGAGCAGGTATTTCTTCTGGTTTAAAAGAAACTAGTTGGAGTTATCTATCAGATATTCTTTCAAATGCAACAGCAAGAATTGATGTTGAGGGTCAAGAACTTACAGAAGATGAATTTAGAAATATGCCTGGAGTCACACCTGATATGGCTTGGTTTCCTGGTATGACTATGGCTGTCGCAAACAATTATATAGACACATTTGAAAGAAAAAAAGAATTTCAAATGATGAAAGAAAACACCACATTCGCAACAACAGGATATTATATGTTGGGTGGATTTATTGGTGGATTAACAGATCCCATAAACTATATTCCGTTAGGTATGCCTGTTAAAGGAGCAGGGGTTATGGCCAATGCTCGTAGAGCGGCAAGTGCCAATGCATTGATAGAAGTAGGTCTTACTCCATTTGCTATGGGAGCATATGCGGCACGAAATGAAGAATACACTCCACGTGATCTCGCTACAAATATTGCATTTGCGGCTGGAGCAGGAGCAGGATTAAGTTTACTTGCTTCGGGTGTAAGAGGTGTAACTGGATATTTAGATGCTTTTTCATTGATGGGGCACAGAGGAGAACCTGGGGGTTTGCCTGGTATTGCGGCAAGAGCAAAACGAGGAGAATACACAATAACAGATGAGTTTGGAAACTTATTAAGCAAAGAAGCAATTGATATTGCAAACACAACTGGAGTTAGCATAAGAAACACAGATCCATTTGTATTAGATACTATGAAAATTATTGATACTACAGGACAAATTCATGATGATGTTAATAACATAAGAACTAAAGAGCACGTAACTGCTAGTTTTCATCCAATCGATGGTGTTAAAACTATAGCAGGTAATAATGAAAGTATTTTAAAAGTTTTATCTGTTATTGCAAAATATATCAACGATGGAGAATCTATAAGAATAATAAGATCAGACAAACCTGGCAGATCTGTTGAATTAAAAAAATCAGAAATTGAAGGATGGGTAGATAAAGAAATATTTAAAGTTAACAGTAATTTAATTAAACCATTACAAGGCACGCAATTAGGTGAGACATTAATGGACATTAAAAAAATGTTTGTTAAACCTTTTGAAGGCACATTAGATGACAACGTTGCATTTAAATCTAAAGAAATAGAAGGTGTTATATATGAGGGTGAGTTTGAAATTAAATCAGACAAACAAGGTTTTGATCCTGCTAATGATATAGGCAAGATGTATAAAGTAGATACCAAAACAGGACAACGAACACTATTAACAAAAGAACAAGCCGTTGAAGCATTAAAGATATTGGGGCAACCATCAGAAAATCTAGTTGATTCTAGAAGCACAGCAAACAATTTAAAAACAACCAGCAACATTATTTCAAAAACTCCAGAAGAACGAATATTAGAGGGCACAGGAGAAAGCACAGTGCAAGACAAAGCAATAGAAGCCGCAGACAACAAACAAATAGATCAAGATTTAGGAATTGAAAGCAGATTAAAAACAGAAGAAGAATTACGAGCAGATATAGAACAAAATCCAGATCAACCATTAAATTTAAATAAAAGGAAAACTGCTAATGATTTAATAGTTAATTTAAGAAATGCCGGTGCAATAGATTTACGGGGTTTTGGGGTTGATATTGATCCAGAGACTGGAAAATTTGTCATTATCGATCAAGCAGTATATAATGGTTTGACTGATGGTCAAAAAGGGTTTGTGAAAAAAATGGAAAATATAATCAATGATTATGAAACAAATATTGAAACTAAACAAAATATAATTAAAACAGCTTTAAACACTAACAAGGATTGCGGATAATGGCTCTTAATAAATGTGCTCAACTGTTAAATGATTTCTTAAATGAAAATAATATTGTATTAAAAGTAAGTGAAGTAGCAGAGCTTCGAGAAGCAGTTGAAGCAAAAAAATTAGAATTAGAATCACAAGGAAAATCATTTGATTCCTTAATTAAAGGCAATGATATTGTTAGAGAAAAAGATGTATTTTTTCAATCGTTAATAGAAGACTTTTTTGAAAATTCTGATCGTAAATTTGCCGAAGAAGCTAACAAAAAAGTTATATTGAATATGAGAATGCTAGAATTAGAAACTAATACAGAACACTTAGCAAAACTCAATCCAAACAAATCAAGAACAGAACTTAATTTAAAAGCGTGGAAGGCATTAATTTTTAATAGTGGTGATACATTTGGTCATCAAACACTAGAAGGAATTATAGATGCAAATACTAAAATAAAACAAGCAATGTTGGCTAAAAAAATATCAGATATTTTTCAAGAATACGGTATTCCATTAGATGATCCGTTTTCTGTTTGGACTCGTAAAGATATTGTGGGCAAAAGAAAAGAAATCGATCCCATAACTGGTGTAGAAACAGAAATAGATATAACATTTCAAGATGCTGTTATTATGGAATTGTTTGATATGGCTAAACAAATTCAAGGTCCAAAAGGTCAAAAATACAGTAATACTATAGGAGCAAATCCAGTCAGCGGCAGTAAAGAAGCACGTGCGGTTGCAAGAGCTTGGACTGAAAGTATTATTTTGCCCACATACTATGAAACAAAAGCAGTAGGTAGAAATACATCAGTATTTGATAACACACCTAAAATAACATTTAAAAAATGGAAAATAAAAAAATTACAAGATCGTTGGATAGAAGAACAACGACAAAAGGGCAGACAAGACTATGATGCAAAAACAGCCGCAGGTGATGAAGCATTTATTAGATTACTAGCAGACAATATGAGTGATTTACACGGTAAAGATGTTACAGTTAGAGAACAATTAGCCAAATCTATATACAACAAATTTATGTTAACAGGTGACTGGAGAGATGCCGATGTTATTATTAAACAATACAAAGAACAGACCGTGGCTAGCCTGCCGTATGCATCTACAGAACGAGGTAAAGCACAAGCAACATTACCAACTACATTAAGATTTCGTGATGAAGCGGCATTTTTACAAGTGAATAAATTGATAGGTGGTGAAACTTCTTTATTAGAAATTGTGCATAGATCTGTAAATGAGTCAGGTAGATTGTTAGGATTAACTAAATTTTTTGGTGCTCAATTTGAAACCAATTTTAAAACATTAAAAGATATTGTTGAAAATGGTAGATTAATTGATGACCCATTAGATTATAGTGGTACATTCAATCTTCAAAACTATAAAACTGGTAGTTTTTTAGATAAAAAATTAGCCAAATCTGCAAATGATTATGTGGAACATTTAATACACCCATGGATTTCAGAAAATATTGATACCAGTGTTTGGTCATCAATTTTGGGCTCTATAAGAAATGCACAGATTGTAAAATTAGGCAGTGCATTTATTACAAACCTTGCAGATATGGCATCGTTTTGGACTGTGGCCAGCACTAGAATACAAGGCAGTCAAAGTAGAATAATATCAGCAATAACTGGACACGATTTTAAAGGTACTAGAGCAGAAAGAAGATTGTATGCATCTGCTTTTGTAGATTTTGCTGAAGTATACATAGGTACTTTGCAAGATAGATTTAGAATGATCGATCACGGAGCAATGGGTGGTAACAGTCGTATGGGTGATTGGCTTGTGAAAGGTTCTGCTGGGATGGCACATATCACATTAAAATATACTGGATTTAATGCTTGGAACAGAACAATGAGCATTGGTGCAACATCATTCATTCAAAGAGAAATTGGTGATATGATCGCAAATAAAAAGGGCTGGTTAGAATTAAAACCAGAACAAAGACAATTTTTTCAAAAATTTGGTTTTAATGAAATAGAATATAAATCTCTATTAGCCGCAGGAAATGATGCATTAGATTCTAGCGGTAGATTAAACATATTTGGTTATCAACGATGGTTGAAAGACAATAAAGCCATGTATGGTGGTACAGAAATACAAAAATTAATTTCTGTAATTAACGATCTGTCAGAAACCATGGTTATCAAACCTGGGGCTATCGATAGAGCGGCAATTGGATTCTTTTCAAAACCTGGGTCGGTTATGGAACAATCATTTAGAGCAATTACACAATTTAAAACATTCCTTGTGGCACATTCAAGAAAATTATTATTGAATGAATATGGCACAATAGGAAAATTAGCAAAAGACAAACAATTTGTACAAGCGACTATAAATTTGGCTCATTTAGTGGCACCAATGTTACTATTAACATATGCTGTGGTACAATTAAAACAATTTGTTGCTGGTAAAGAATTTTACAAAACTGATGATGAGGCTATACTTAGAGAAATGTTCCAATACACTAATATTATTCCGTTCCTTGGAGATCTATATTGGCAAAACGGTGGAGAACAATTATTCAATATTATGTCCCTTAAAGATGGTGAAAAAACACCAAGATCTGGAGTGTCTATGAATTCATTTTTTAGAAATATTTTAGGGCCAACGATACAAGATTTTGAATCTTTTACTAAAGCAGTTATAGAAATGGGTGAAGCAGGTTTATTAGAAGTAAAAGGCAGAGAAAGAGAAGCGGCAGACATATTCAAACTTTCAGTATCTAGATTTGCAAGAACATTCCAGGGTTTCGATCCGTTAGCAAATATGTGGATGACAAAAGCATTATGGAGATCATTAACTTATGATGCATTTTTAGAATATTTTGATCCGCAAAGATATTACAGAACACAAAGAAGATTAACAAGAAGAGCCACAGATGAAAGGGTAAATGGAGAATTATATAATTTTTTCATTAAAGATTTAGGTTTGAAAGATTAATATAAATACTAAAAAATTATGACAACTTCAACAGCAACACCAAGACTTACATACTTAACAGCAGATTCCAGCACAACTGCTTTTACGTTTAATTTTGACATAGCGGATGCAAATTCTATTGCTGTATATGTGGGCACAACATTACAAACTATTACAACAGATTACACAGTTGCATTTGATTCTGGCACTAGCGGAACAGGCACAGTAACACTGACATCAGCACCTGCTTCTGGCACGCGAGTGTATCTAATCAGAGACACAGACAACGTGAGAGCTATAGATTTTGCTGAGGGTGGAGCGTTCCTAGCGGCAACTATCAACAACGAGTTAGACAGACTTACACAAGGCATTCAAGATGTAGAAGACATTTTAAAAAATAAAGTTTTAAGAGTGGGTGAACCCACAGTCGACACAGCATCGTTGGATATACCTTCTAAAGCCAATAGAGCAAATAAAATTTTAGCATTTGACAATGATGGAGATGTTACTGCTACTAATGATTTAAATATTAATATTACAGGTAACGTTACTGGTAATGTTACAGCATCTTCTGGCACTAGCACACTTAATGATTTGATCGTAAATGGAGATTTAACTGTACAAGGCACAACCACAACACTTAACACAACAACACTAGATGTAGAAGACAATATCATAACTCTAAATTCAAATGTATCGGGTGCACCATCAGCAAATGGTGGTATTGAAATTAACAGAGGTTCAGAAGCAGACAAACAATTAATTTGGGATGAAGCGGCAGACAAGTGGACTGTGGGCACATCAACGTTTGTTGCAAACACATTTGAAGGTAATTTAACAGGTAATGTTACAGGTAATGTTACAGGAGATGTTGTTGGAGGAGTTATTGGAAATGTTACAGGTAATTTAACTGGCAATGTAACTGGCAACGTAACCGGCAACGTAACTGGTGATCTAACAGGTAATGTTACAGCAACAACAGGTACAAGTACATTTAATGATTTAACAGTTACCGGTAATCTTAACGGATTAGTATATCCTTCTGCGGATGGTGATGCTGGACAATTTTTAAAAACAGATGGTGCGGGTAATCTATCATTTGCTACAGTAATTTCAAATATGAATTTTGTGGGAGATGATTCCACAGGTATAACTGTTAACACAGGTGATACATTAAAATTTGCTGGTGGCACGGGTATTACAACAGCGGTATCGGGTGACACTGTAACTATCACTAACTCATTATCTACAGGTGATTTACAAATAGTTGGTACTACAATAAGTCCTATCAATAGCGATGATAATTTAACTCTTAGAACTAGTGGTACGGGTAAGATAGAATTACAAGGATCATCTAGTCAAAAATTCGAATTTGATAGTGATAATAGAACATTAACATTTAAACAAACGGGTGCATCTAATACCCCATGGTATGTCACTCGAGGTGATACAAAACTTATTTTAAGAGACAAACAGTTTGGTGATCCGGGTTTTGAGTTTATAACTGGTACTACTGGATTAAAAATAATTCCAACAGAAAGTCTTACCACAGGCACTGCTAAAATATTAGGACCTGGATTTGGAGAATTACATTTATCTCTTGATGCATATGGTTATACACCTATTCAATTAAAATCTGCATATAATGGTGGAACTGTACAAATTAGAAGTACATATTCTGGCACACCAGCTATTAATGATGGTGGTGGTATTGAATTAATACCATATGGCACAAGTAAAGTTAAAATCGATAACAACTATTGGCCTAATACAGATGGCACAGCAGGACAAACATTAATAACCAATGGAACAGGCACATTGAGTTGGGCTTCGGCCACAGCACAAGGTATAACTTTTGTGGGAGATGATTCCACAGGCACAAGAATTTCAGATAATGAAACTATCAAAGTAGCAGGTGCAAATGGTATCACAACAGCCATGAGCGGTGACACTTTAACTATCGATGGTTCTGCAATATCATCTACACTGGGACCAATCACATTTGTGGGTGATGACAGCACAGGCACAGCAGTCAATCTAAATGAAACATTTAAAATAGCAGGTGGAGATAACATAGTAACATCAGTGTCGGGTGATACACTTTCTGTTGCTTTAGGACAAAATTTAATAAACATCAACAGCATTGGCAATGGTTCCACAAATGGAGATTTAGCATTAACAGCCAGCGGAACAGGCAATCTAGTATTTGAAGGACAAAAATGGCCTCAAGCAGATGGTAGCAACGGTCAAGTGTTAACTACAGATGGTGCGGGCAATTTAGGTTGGGGAACTTTACCATCAGGATCAACATTAGGAAATTTTGCTTTTAATACTAGTGGTGTTATGGCAACAACCAGTGGAGGTCTGCTCCAAATAGAATCTGATGTAGATGGTAGTGGGGGCAGTGAAAAGAACAAAATAGTATTATCTACTAGCCGTAAAGTTAGTAATATTGGTTCGGGACTAGGTGATGAACCAGCCATACAATTGGGTATATTTGATGGAGAGGGATTTGAAATATCTAATCGAAGACCTTCTGCGGGTAGCGGTGATAGTAATACTGGACATTCTAAAATTAGTCATAAAAGTTGGTATCCTAAAACAGGTACATCGTATGTTTCTAGTGAGATAATACTTGGAGGGGATAAAGCTGGAAGTACTTCTGGAATTCATCTGAGACCGGCTCCATATAGTACTGATTATGGGGACACCGGTAATCATGTATATATTGATTATATTAAATGGCCGACTTCAAGACAGTTTTATCCGACTCTTTATCCATCAGCAGGAAAAATATTAAAAACAGCAGACAGTTCCGGTACTCTCCAGTGGTATGACCATGGAGAGATAGATACAATCACTAGCAGTGTTACCAACGGTGATGTAACTATTGATCCAAACGGCACTGGAGAAATTAATCTACACAACACAGTAAAATTTGGAGACAACGAATTATTTTCTATTGCTGGAGATACAGGTACTATTGCAAATAATAATGCTGGTGGTTCTACTACTATACAAGGAGATGCTAATGTTAGACTTGCGGCAGGATCTGGACAGATTGATTTTGGTTCCAACACTGTAACAATAGGTTATCAAAAATCGGGAGGTACTGGTTATATCAAATCTAGAGAAACTAGTCTACAAGCATTACAATTAACTACAGGTTATCCAACTGGTGAAACCAATGCATACATCCAAATTGATGCTGGTGCAACAGATGCTAATATACAAATTAAACCTAAAGGCACAGGCAAAATTCTTTTAGATAACAACTATTGGCCTAATGCCGATGGTAGTGCTGGACAATTATTACAGACAGATGGTGCTGGCAATTTAAGTTGGGGCAGTGGAGCAGGTGCGTTAGGATTTACTATATTAGGTGATGATTCCACAGGCACAGCAATACCTGATGGTGGTTCTATTCAATTTTTAGGTAGCACTAATATTACAACAGCAGTGTCGGGCAACACATTAACTATTACAGGACCCGATTTAAGCTCGTATGCTACGCAATCATATGTAACATCACAGGGCTACATCACAAATTCACCAATAACTATCGTGGGTGATGATTCCACAGGTGCTACATTAAACACGGGTGAAACATTTAAAATTGCTGGTGCTAATGGACTTACAACCGCAGTGGTTGGGGACACTTTGACCATCGATGCGAGTGCTATATCTAATGTATTGAATCCAATCACATTCGTGGGAGATGACTCAACAGGCACAGGTGTAGATCTAGGTGAGATATTCAAATTCGCTGGAGCCACAGGTATTACCACAGCAGTGAGCGGTGACACATTAACAATCACAGGACCAGATTTAAGTTCATATATCACAGCATCTACATCAGATACACTGACCAACAAAACTGTTAATCTGTCATCCAACACACTGACAGGCACAATCGCACAGTTCAACACAGCTCTGTCAGATGCTGATTTTGCTACATTGGATGGATCAGAAACACTCACAAACAAAACTATCAATTCCGCTTCCAACACAATCACTATAACAGAAAGCAACATTTCAGATTTGGGCACTTATCTTGAAAATGTGGTAGAAGACACAACACCTCAATTGGGTGGCAATTTAGATCTAAATTCTAACGACATCACAGGCACAGGAAATATTTCAATCACAGGTGATATCTCAACAGATGCTATCACAATCGCTGACAACGTGATTAAACCTATACGAAGCAATGACATATTAAGAATCAATGGAGCAACTCCTACGGGAGACATCTACATCGGAAACGTGTCAGATGGCACAATGTCATTCTCGGGAGCATTTGCGGCCAACGTGGGATCACAGAGAAGTTATGTAAACACTGCGGCAGATGTGCAATCAGGCAATATCTATCCCAACGCAACGATGACAGAGATCACGCTGGCAGGCAACGTGACTGCTAGTAACAGGGTAAGACAGCACAACACTATGGATGTGGATCTTGCAGGATACAACTGGAGCACAGGATCATTTGGATCGGGACCACAACAAGCATTCTATACCACGATCAAAAACACAGGAGCCAGTGCTTCTAACTCTGTCTATGCTGTACACGCAATGGCCGGAGGTGTGTTTATTAGACCAAGTGAGGGAGCCAATAATACCACAACTTATAGTAATATGTTTGGTGTCAGGGTGGGTCATATATCATATATGGATTCAGGCTCCACAGCAAACATAAGCAGTCTGTATGGTTATCATTGGCAACCAATGACAATGGATGCTTCTATGACTGGAACTACCAGCATTACCAATGAATACGGTGTGTATTTGAATACTGGAGCCACAGCAAGTGCCTCTAAAACATATGGTTTTTATACCAGCTCTAACAGTCTAGAAAACGTGATAGGTGGAGTGAGTTTATGGTACACTCGATTGAGATCTCAATCCTCATCTTCGGATTTGAGAATTGAAGCGAGAACAGGCTACAACATTGACTTCCTTGTGGACACACAGGGCTCTGCGGGATCATTGGTGGGTTATGCTCAATTCAAGATCAACGGCACAGAATACGTGATGCCTTACTACGCTCTAAGTTAATATTTTTTACTACACTGTTGACAACGAGAATACCATTCTTGTCGAGGTTTAGACCAAGTGTGTATGTGTGGTTTTCCGCAATCTCTGATATCATCACAGATAGGATATATTCGATACAAGTTCCATACGCTACCATTTTGGCTTTGAAATCTGTCCCAGTACTTGCATTCTTTTGAATATTGTGATGAAGTGGGTCTTCTTCGTGACATACCTTTGGTGCTGGGCACGTGTTCCATACGCAGTCCTATCTCTTGTAATTTTTGGAAAAACTTGGATTCTTTCATACTGTGCGTGGGCCGGAGTAAAATATGGCATAGGAAACTTCGACCCACACAGTATTTACCTAATGGTAAATGAGCAGGGATAAATCACGACTTTTATTAGTACATACAAATCGTAGGAGATTACCCCTGCTCTGAATTGCACAACCATTAACTAGGCAATAGGGAGTAGTTGTGCCACTCATTGAGTTCGCAGTGCAATTTGATGACTTTATATAAGAGAAACTGCCAATTCGAACTCATCAGTATTTATTTAGATATTGTACAAATGAATTATTTCTGGGCTGTGTGATACAGTGTATGATTGGCAAAGCCAATCAGTGATATCGCTCTCGCTCATCACCTTTTCTTTTTTTGCTGTAGTTGGCAAGAGCACTTTTAGTAAAAAACCAAAAGAACTCCTCACAGCATTCACAACATCCAACCATTTAAACGTAAAGGGTATTGCATATCTTACGTTCCTGTTTCCAGTGTCCGACTTCCAGTATCAATAACACAAGGTGAATCGTTGCGACCTTAAAGGTATAGTTATTGATATCCAACAAGAGAGTGTCCAACTCCTGTTAGCATCACTGCCCATTTGTTTATACTGTCCTTGCCTAACAGTTTAGATTGCAACTCATCTACACAATTTAGAGGGTGTGTTAAACTCTTACCAATTTTGCTGTTGCTATGTTGCCTATTGAGAAATTTATATGCCTGTGTCTGCCTAATCACATATACTTATACAAACTCAAAAAGACACCATATTTTTTTGAGTTTGTATAAATATTTTTACTTAAGGCAATTTAGGCTTGACAAAGGCATAAAATGAAACTATAAGTATAAACAAGCACAACGTAACGTATTGTTTTATCCTCTACAAATCAAATAAGACTTACGTTGTGCTGTAAACAAAAGGACTAGGCAATGAAGAAAAAATCTTTAAAAGAAATACTATTAGAAGTAAAAAATAAAAAAATCAGAGAAGAACATTTCTGGAAACAACAACCACCGCGATTGATACCATTACTTTGGTTGATTAAAAAAGAGCAATACACTTTACAAGAAGTTGTTACCGCGGGATTGAATTGTGCCCGTGCTTCAAGAGCAGAAGAAATACTTCTAATGATCAAAGCAAGGCAACAAGAAAAAAATGGAAAATAATTATTCCATACAAGAATACCAGGAAGAAGATGTGGAAGAAATGATAGCATTAGGTGCACGTATGCATCAAGAAGGTGCCTATCATTTTCTTCCCTATCAACCTGAAAGATTGAGACAATTGGACAGAGAGATACGTGTCCAAAACAGACAATGGGGCAATGGATGGACAGCAAAATATCAAGGCAAAATAATTGGAATGTATGTGGCATACATCAGTTATTATTTTTTCAACAGTGAGAAAACAGCCAGCGATTATTTTTTCTATATCGATCCAGACTACAGAAATCGTTGGCCTATGCTGGCTATCAAATTGGTTAAATGTGCGGAGCGTTGGGCTAAAGAACAAGGCTGTAAAGAATTTGCTCCTGCGACATCTGTGTTGATAGCACCTAAAGTATCTAAAATATATGAATTTCTCAAATATGATGTGGTGGGAAATTTTTTCAAAAAAACATTACAATAAGGAACAGTATGAAAACATTTAATTATGATGATATATTTGAATTCAATGGTGGGGCATATTATGATTATTTAGATCATAAAGGCAGTGACAAACAAGCACTAAACATTCACATATTAGAAACAATAGAATTGATGTTAAAAGATATACCTGATTCAGATGACTTTATAACATTTTCTGATTATTGGCTAACACATTTAAGAAAAGCTCGTTATCATTCTAGCACAGTTGGATTAGGCAAACAAAGTATATTAGATCAATTAGCACAGATAGTGGAGTCTATGTGTCACTCTCAAAAGACTAGAAGAATAAGTGAAAGACAGATTGATAGATGGAATAGAATGATGGATGATTTAAAAACTATAATGGAAAAACATTACCCAAAAGTAGCAACCATATGGATAGATCAGCAGATCGAAATGAAACAAAAAAATAAACAATATGGAAATCCAATACTTGATAGTTTAATTGCTAAATAATTTTGGTGTTATTGATTTTTAACGTTAATACTCTGGCATACAAAGTAGTCTCTTTCAATAACACCATCTAAATAGAAAAGAAAAACAAAAGGAATAGCAATGAAAAAAGATAAAGAAACATCTATGCCTGAATTTACAGGAGCAGTACAGGCACAATTCAATCCACAAGAACTCACAGTGATAGCACAAATCATCGATATGGCTACACGTAGAGGTATATTCACTGCGGCAGACCTAGCAGGAGTAGCCACAGTGTACAACAAAGTTGTATCATATCTACCCAAAGGACCACAGCAATGACAAAAAATAGAGTAGATAAAGAATGGTTAGATATCCTCAAACAGTTCGCTGATGGTTATTGGGATAAAGAAGTCAACGAAGCTCATGAGTTATTCAATGCGGCTTATCCATCTTCTGATGACAAAGACTACATCAAGAAGACAACTTTTTTAGACAATGCTAAGAGAGCCAAATTACAAATGTTAAAATATTTGGCACAATCCAAGAGTGGAGCAATCCATCCTACTGGACAAAACAGTCAGGAAGAAAAAGGACAAGCGGCAAAACTACTTGAATTAGCAACTCAGAGGATCAATAAAAGCATAAATGAATAATGTCTAAAATACCTTTCAAGGTGTTTTTAGATACATTAAACATTATATCACAACACACAACACCTGATGTCCATTTAGAAATTGCTGATTGGCTAGAGCAAACAGAAGAGAATCCTAGAAGGATTCTTCAAATGTTTCGTAATGGTGGTAAGTCCTATATCATTGGGGCTTACGTGTGTTGGAAATTATACACAGATCCCAATTGGACCTGTCTATTGATTTCTGCCAAAAGAAATCTTGCATTGCGTAACTCAATGTTTATTAGGAACACGATAGAAAATCATCCTCTGCTACAGCATCTTAAATCAGATCTATACACTTGGAAATCAGAAACATTCACAGTGGAGCGACCCATTATGCAACTTAACCCATCTGTCACAGTGTCATCACTGGGAGCATCTTATACAGGATTACACGCTTCTATGGTGATTGGTGATGATGTGGAAACATCTGACAACGTGTTAAGTGCGGATCAGCGAGCCAAGACCAAAGAGCGAGTAGCAGAGTTTGGAAAACTGGCACCTAGAATTTTGATGGTGGGAACACCCCATCACGAAGATACCATCTATGATCATTTACAATCAGTGGGATATGAATTAAAGAAAGTCCCAGCCATACGCACAAGGAAAATTAGACAGGAAGATTCTACAGAAATTGATGAAGAATATCTTGCTTGGGACAATCACCCAGAAGGTATGTTTACATACGATTGGTTAGAACGACAGAGGATGGAAACCACAGAAGGTGACTATCTATCACAGTATATGCTACAACCTGTCAGCATATATCAATCACTGGTACAATTGGAAAATATAAAATATTATACTGATGAGTTTTTATGGCAAAATATCGCACAGCCATTTGGAACCTATCTGACTTCCTGTCATCTAGGCAAACACAACATTTCAAGATTATGTGCCGCGTGGGATGCCGCAACAGGACTCCATGGTAGAGATGCCTCTGTGTTATCTATAGTGGCTAGAGATATGGATGGCAATACTTTTGTCCATGATGTTGTTACACTTTCTGCGGTGGATGCTGACACAAAAGATTTTACAATACAATGTCGCGAAATTATTTTGTCTTGTGCTAAACACAAAATATCTCACGTATTTGTGGAAGAAAACTTTTCCGCTACACTTGCTAATGAATTAAGGAGAGTGGCACGTGAAATGAAGATAATGGTGCAAGTGGTGCCTAAATTCCGTAACAAAAACAAAATGGTATTCATAGCACAAATAATGGAACCTCTGATCAAAGTGGGTAGATTATATGTCCATGAGCGAGTGCGAGATAATAGTTTGTTTATGGATGAACTACAAGCATTTCCGCGTATGAAACACGATGACTGCATAGATGCTACCGCTGAAGCGATCAGCAACCTACCAAATCTCTCTGTGGATGTCACAAAGGTAGCTAAGGTATTCAACCCCTTACAGAACGCTGGAAGCCGATTTAAGATCAATTAGCAACAGATTCTGATAAATAATTTGACTGTCAAAGTTATTTATATAATAATAACACACGCGCGAAAGGCCAAAAAGAAAAAATGAAAATTTATTCAAAAATAGTTTGGGATAAGGATTTCAACATCGTTGAAGAAATTTCATCTCAATACACGGGACCAGTGGTACAGATGATGGGAGGCAGACCAAGCCCACCACCTCCACCACCACCCCCACCACCCCCACCTCCAGCACCTGCTCCGGAACCAACGGTTACGAGAACCACAGGTAGAGCTCTAGAAAAATCTGCGAGAGGTAGAGGTGTATTGATACGACCTACTGCTCCGTTGGGTGTGGAAGAAACAGCAGAAGAACAGATAGGTGGTACTAGAAAAAATTTATTACAACCAACACAATCAGCGGCACAAACTATATTGGGCTTATTGAGAGGAGGAGGATACTAATGGGAGGAATATTTCCTAAAGCACCAGCGATGCCTTCGGCAGAAGAGCAATATGCAATTCAAAAAAAATTAGCAGATCAATCTGCTTCCGAAGCGGCAGAAAAATCGGAAAAAGAGAGAAGAAAAGCCGCACTGGCAGAAAAAAGAAGACAGGCTGGTAAAGTAAGTTTAATGACACCTAGACAAGGTGGATTGTTTTCCGCATTAGACACAACTGGTGAAACAGAATATCAGTCATTATATACAGGACAGTAATAATGAAAGACTTTATTGCACGAGCATATCGTTTAGCAAAATCAGAAAGACAGAAACACGAATCAGAGATATCTGAAGCATATCTCTACACGAGACCTAACAGGGATATCGACAGGGCAGACACAACATCCACGGACAGAAGCAGAATTTACGATTCGACAGCACCAGAAGGTGTGCAAAATTTAGTATCTACAATATTGAATTTGTTGATTCCGCAAAACCAACAGTGGGCTACTCTGTCTGTGCGAGAAGATCTGAAAGAGAGAGTAGCAAGTGATGTAAAAATTCAATTGGACATAGCCAACAGGACTGTGTTTAAGACACTGAGAGATTCAAATTTTTATGTGGCATCATCAGAAGCACTCACTGATGCTGTTATATCGGGTGTGGGTTGTATTGGCACATACGAAGATAATGCAATCAATTTTACTGCTATTCCAAGCCATCAATTATACTTCCTAGACAATCACAAGAATGAAGTGGACACAGTGTTTAGAGATCACTCCCTACCAGGGCACTATCTATTAGAAACATATGGTTCTAAACTGGAAGATTCCATGAGACAAGCGTGTCAAAAAGATCCTTACAAACAGCACAAGATACTAGAAAGTTGTTTCCGTATGCCCAACGCAAAAGAATACACCTATGTGGTACAACTCAATGAACAAGGGCAGATATTAGAAGAGAAAAAGATGCCTGTGCAGATGTTTACAGTGTTCCGTTTTGGCAAGACTGTGGGTGACATTTGGGGTGAAAGCCCTGTGAGAATGGCACTGCCGCATATCAGAGTTATCAACGAAGCACAAATGTTATTCATGCAATCAGC